AGAAGTCCATAATACTTACTCAAACCATCATTATAAGTCAATAGAACATCAACCATTTTGTTCTCTTTTGTCAATCGTGATTTGTTCATCTTACAATGAATGACATTTCCAATCACTTCTGTACCATCCTTCTCTTTTCGTTTGGACAAGAACACGATTGAAGATGCGGCATATTGCATTGCGGAGCCACCACCCATAACTTTAGTTGGATACATCGTACCAATCTGGTCATAGACATGATTGGTTACTATAAACGGAACATTCACTTTCGCAAGTCTTAGAGTGAGAACACGAAATGCACCCTTGATTACTTGAGCCTTTGTCATGTCTTTTTTTCCAGTATCTTCGGAGATATCTGCCATCTCTTTTGTAGTAGACAACATACCCAAAGAATCCAGACACATCATCAAAGGTGGTCTTTCCGACTCATCTATTTCACCATGTTTTTCTAAAATCTTTACCGCTTGATGTCGAAACTCTTCAACTGTTGCAACTGGCATATGATATACTCTTGTAGTATCAATTCCACGTTCCTTGAGCATTTCACTTGTCAATGCAGATTCCGATTCAAAGTAAATACAACCACCAGTAGGATTCATGTCAAGAAAATGTTTGACTAATCCTAAAGTGAAAAATGTTTTACCAGTTGCAGACTCTCCAGCAAGTGCAGTTATCTTGTTTGCAGGGAGTCCACCATATATTGAACCAGATAAAAGTGCATTGAATACATAAGAACCTGTATCAATGTATTGTGAAACATCACCTCCAAAAATTCCATTATCAACTAAACTTCCATATTCATTACCGGCCGCTTTGGCCAGATCTTTCATATAACTCATAATTTTCCTTTCAATATTTCAAAATCCATGTGGTTTATCCCAAAAATATATTATTTGACCCATCCAACACATCCAAATTAAATTTTTCCAGAACCATGTTACAAAATATGCTTCTATCATTTTTTTCCTTTCAGCTTCTTAAATAAATCCCACGTAAGGATTTTAAAATCGTTTCCATCATCATCTGAATATTCTGCTACATTTTCCTTATCTATTACTTCTTTGTCTGATAAATCCGGCATGACTGTAACAGTCCTAGTCGCCATTTTTCTTTCCCTCCGATAATCCCTCAATGAAATATTTGCAGCAATCACAAGGACAACTGCAAGAGGGTCAAATACAAAGATGAGAAGTATAATTATCCAACGCACGGCTTCTTCAAGTTGAGTATCACTCACCTCATCATATAGCATACTCGCTACATATTTTATAGGCCCAACCTCTACTTCTGCAAGATTTAATTTCGTTTTCAATTCATACTTCTCATCCGTCAAACCATCAATTTCTGTTTCTAAAGTTGTTATTCTTGTCTTCAATAGACTCGTTTCATTATCCATTGCACCAATCTTGGCCAATCCTTTTGAGATTGCACCAAGTTCAATGTATCTTTGAAGTGCTTTATCTAATGTATCTAATCTTCCTTCATATCTTTCTATCTGAGATTTTCGTTGAACAACCTTTAATTCTATTCTTTCTATTCGCTCTTCCAAGAGGGCGGTAGGACTTGATTGTTGTATATGCGCTCTTGAGAGAAAACCAAATATCCCTAATGATGTAATCAACATCAAAACAACTACGGCTATAATGAAATAGGATTTGATTGTGTTTGGTGCAGATTTCCAATTTTGAAAAGTCCAACTTGCACATACTAATTTGCCTATTTCAAGGACAATCCCCATTATCATAATTGCAGTTGTAGCTCCTGAAAATATCGCTATTAATCCAACAATGGAATACCAAGCCGCTACAGTTGAAATTGCAAGTGCAACAAATAATGTTAATAACCCAAAAAATATATTTCTCCTTCTTCATCTATGGATGTACATACGATTTAGGTTTTACCCATTTCTTTGATTTGTATGATTTTGATTTTGATTGTAGTTCCTTATTATCACATTGAATAATGCACTCATTCCATTTTTTATATGCTTTTAACGGAATACATTCTTCTTCTTTCATAATTTTCCAACATCTATATGATTGATTAGAAACACAAGAAAATATAAAAAATTGTAATATAACAAAAAGAAAAATATTTCTCACATATAAAATTCTTTTATGTTTGCTTTTTGCGAATCCATATATAATTTTTTCCATTGAATTCTAACTTTAGGTTGTCCTTGTTTATGTTCTTCGTTTAAGACAGTTACATAATCCCCAAATCTTTCTTTAACAATATTCATTCCAGTTAAAATAGAATCATCAGTCCTAAAAGTTGAACAACCACCATCTGACCCAAATTTTGTATCATATAAAAATTCATCAAATTTCCCTATTTTATATCCTCTACTTAAAATTTCTAAATTAAGAAGAATATCTTCGCATACTATTGTAGTATCATCAACCCATGACCAATCTATTTCTTCGTAAAGTTTTGAAAATACCTCACCATTTAGTGCATATGCATTATATTGACCACCTCCTGTATCCCAATATCTTTCTTGTGCTGGGGGCATAAAGGCCAATCGGGGGCCAACCAAAACAACATTTCCATCTAATTTTTCATCAATACTTTCAATCATTTCATCATAATCATTATCAATAAAATCCCTCTTAGACATTTCCATATTTGAAACATCACCATAATATTTTACATTTCTTCTTACAAATTTAAGGTCATCATCAACTATAAAATATTTAGATATTCCACCATGACGATGTATAATATCTCTTGTCTTCGCTATTCCTATATCATTATCAACCACCAAATATTCACAATCATATTCATACAGATGCTCTTCCTTTTTCTGCACAACCATTATTACAAGTTTTTTCCATTTATCTGGAAGTGCATTGTAAGTTATTTGATTATCATGTCGGCCTAAAGTAGGTATGTATATTTTATCCAAAGAAATCCTCCAAAGTTGATACATGCTCGGTTTTCCATCCAATAGCTCCCATTACTGAAGACATTGGTTCAATGAAAGATTTATTGAATTGTAAATCATAATCTATAAATTCTTTCAATCCAAATTCAGGAGGCAGATTATTGAGAATTGCAATCACAGAATCACCAACAGGGTTGGGTTTTTTGAGATATGCAAACTTTATTTTCTCACCATCCTTAATTGTTGGATATGAATTGAGTAAATTTTTGTCCTTCAGGAGTTTATTGTACATCAACGCTCCCTTTACATGAATTGGAGTGCCTTTGCGATACAAATGAGCTGCATCGTATATTTTTCAAGACCACGAACTGACCTTGGAAAGAAGATATCTTCTGCTGCAAGTTTACTGAATTCTTCTCTGAAATCTTCTATATATCCTATAGCATCATCTTCTGTACCATTCATAATAATTTTGAAAATACCTTTCATCTTTTCTTTGCACGCTGCAGGAGTAGAAGAACGTACCGATTCGATTCCCATAACCTTGAGTTGTGGTTCTTCATAACGAACTCCCTCAGAATCATAGACATTCATGATATAACGCTTTTTAGCAGTCCATAATGCTCGATCTGCAATATTCTCACGTTTCATTACCATCTTCTGGTCAAATGCATTAACATAATCTGCAAGCCCTTGGTAAGATTTTTCTATGATTTTTTCCATTTTTTCAGAACAAACCTTGTCCAAAAAATTAACAATCTTTGTCTTATCTTCAACATTATCACCAAAAACCTGTTTTACCAAATCATCCATACGAATATAAACAGAATCAGTATCAACTGCAACAACATAATCTTTTTCCTCTTCTGGTTTAAGAAGATTATTCAGATACTTGTTGATTTCTTTCTCAATCCAACGAATAGATAATTGTCCCGATGTTGTTACGGCTTCTGCAATTCTTTGGTCAAAAAAACGAAAATATTCATTTCCCATTGCACCAAAAGCAGAATTCAATGTTGTTTTGAGATTATTCTGCATATTATGATATTTGGAAATCAAATTGTTCAATTCATGTTTTTTATTTTTATCTTTTTCCTTGGTAAGTTTTTTCTTCGTTTCAATCATCAATTTCTTATACTTCACACGGTCATTATAAATCTGTTCCATCATTTCTGGAAGAAACCCTTGTTTGTCCGTTTTATAAAATTCATTATTTGGAGTATAAGTTACATTATATTTCTTCAATGCATTTAATGATTGAGATTGGTCAAGAAGACCATCCACTTTGGCTCGTGAATTCTTAATTTCCTGTAATTCTGGTGGGAGTTCATCAGTAATCAATGTTTCTGGACTTAAATTATATTGCATTATGAGATGAGGATAGAGTGAATTCAAATCGAAATTTACTACCCATTCATGAGCTCCAAGTATTGGTTCTTTTACAAATGCACCTTCAAAGTTGGATGATTTACTAGCGTGTGTTTTAGGTGGAATAATAATATTTTTACTCAACAAATGATTATAAATCAACGTATCCCACATTCTAACTTGACCAAATGTATTCCTATAATTTACTTTACAGAGATATGCTAATGAAACAATCATTTCAAGAAGTTTCAATTTTCCTTCAAGTCTTTCTACTAACTCCACATCTTTGATATTGTATTCAATAAACTTTTGATAATCATTCTTGTATAGAAGATGCAATGTTCCTTGTTCAGAATAATCAAGTTTTCTTTCTCCAAGTTCAACATTTGCAATATGGTCTAATCTATATGATTCTTGATTATAATAGATAAATTTACGATACATTGAAAGATAGTCAAGAGTATCCACGCCATAAATTTCAAATGCTTGGAGCTCTTTTCCACCCATTCCAAACATTGCATATTGACGAACCTTTTTCCAAGGTGAAAGTAAACGATATGGATTTTTCTTTTCATCAAATAATCGTTTTGCACGATTCACCAAATATGGTATATCAAATGTTTCTACATTCCATCCTGTAACAATATCTGGAGATTCTTTATCCCACATCTTGAAGAATTTTTCAAGAAGTTCTCGCTCACTTGAACATTTGAGATAATATACATCTTTTCGGTCATGTTGAAATTCTTCACAACCAAAAACATAACAATTTTTTCCAATTTTAAAGGTTATTGCAGTAACAGTTTCACTTGCATCTTCTACATTTGGAAATCCATTATCTGAACTTACCTCAATGTCAATATATGCAACTTTAATAAAAGAAAAATCATAATCAATATGTTTTTCGGGAAAGTGTTCTGCTATGAAAGAATATTCAAACTTATCATTACCATAGATATTGAAATTATCAATCTCTTTATATCTAGCAATGAATTCCCGACACTCCCTCATCGTACCCGGCCGGATTTCTCCAACTGGGTCGCCTTCTAGAGTTTGGAATTTTGTTTCTTCTTTGGTAGGAATGTAAAGAGTGGGATGATACTCTATACGGTCTTTGAATCTTTTTCCGTCTTTAGAGACACCCCGAAATAGTATACTGTTTCCAATAGTTGAGACATTCGTATAAAAACTCATTTAGTATCTAATTGATCAAATTTATGGATTTTAATATAATTCACTTTTAACTCATCTAACTTATTATAACATATTAGGATATGTTTGTCAATCCAATTTTTTCTTCCATTGAATTGCCCAGCAACAAACAAAAATTGGAGATATATTAACCAGAAATACTTCATGTACTTCCCCCTTTATTTTAGAAGACCTTTTTTATATTGTGTCTTTCCACCAACTCTCAGAGCTGTCAATGTATTATGACGATTTGAACCATCCTTTTTATAAGAACAGTGTATCCATCCACTATTCGGATTTTTCCCATCATAAAATTCTAAAATAAGTTGGTCAAAATCTAAATTTTTAGCAATCCATGCTGCGAGATCTGGATTTGATATTCGTGAAGATTCAAAATCTGCAGCCTCACCATTACAATGCTGACTCGTTTTAGATCCGCCCACTTTTGAATTGAGTGTGGGAGAACGATAACCACTGTTGATACGAATTGGCCCAAATTCCTCTCTCACTGGTTGCAAAATAAAATTACAGAGATTGACTAAGTTGATAACGTGTTCAGTTGTTGGTTCGTTTGAAACCCCCATCCGATCAGCCGTTGAACTCTTAATCATCTCTAAATATGAAAAATTCTTTGTCATGTACATAATTACTCCCTATTCAATATTTCTAATTTTTGTGTATTTGGATCAAATTTTAAAGTAACATTCATCTCTATCGGCATGAATTTACCATCTTTCATTTGTACAGGGAGTTTGCCTTCGACTGCTCCTTTTAGAGCATCTTTTGCATTTTCAAAGATGTGAGATGGATCATTTTTTACAATTTTATCCAATTCTTTTTTTGCATTATCTGGTAAAATATCGTCTATCATTTTTTCAACGTGTGCTTCTGCTAGATCTTGTGCCTTATCGACTACCAATCCAGCAACTACGTTGAATAACATTCCGGCGAGTGGTAACATATTATTCTCCTTCATTAGATTAAAAACAAAAACCCCATCAAAGTATATATTCCTCGATGGGGTTTGGAGAATGATTACTTACTAATCAACTTAGTAATGGGAATCAAACGTGGTTTCTTTTCTTCGGGAACCACTTTCTCCAAAGAAATATTTAGAAGACCATTGTCAAACTCAGCTCCCTTGACAACCATATCATCAGAAAGAGTCCAAGATTTAGAGAATGCTCTTCGGGCAATTCCCCTGTGAACATACTGAGTAGTATCAGTATTTTTGTCTTCTTTTGAACGTACTGTGATTACCCCTTCCTTTACCTCAACTTCAATGTCAGATTCAGAAAACCCAGCAAGGGCTATCTCAATGACATATTTGTAATCATCCGCTTTACGAATGTTGTAAGGTGGAAACCCACTATCCTGAGTGGAATTGGGTGAATCCATCAAACGATTGAACATACGGTCAAATCCTACGGAAAGACCCATAAATCGTTCAAGATCGCCTGCTGTGAATGGGGTGTGATGTGCTAGTGTTACCATATTACCTCCTTCTAAAAGCAAGGTTATTAAAAATAACCCATTCTGTAGC